TGCCGCTCTCGCCGCCATCGCCGCCAACTTCACCAGGCGCGCCGCGCTCTTCGGCCGACAGCACGTAAATGACGCCGTCCTTGATGTCGACGCGAACGTATTTCGAGGCTTTGCCTTCGCTCGGCGCCAGATTGAGCGCGTTGAGCAGACCAAAGCTGTTGGGGATGCGATTGACCTCCTGGGTCAACTCCACATCGGTATAGGGGAGAAGCAATTCGGGCATCTTTGGAAGCCTTTCTGAAAATCAGGAATGACGGAAAACCCGGCTCACATTATGAACCGGGCCGGGCCTCTTATGGCCCCCAGGGGGGTGGTGTGCTTAGGCTTTGACCTTGACCCAGCGTTTGGCCAGATCGCGCAGCGCCGTGGTCTTTTCCGCTGCGGAAATGCCATCAGGCCAAACGATGGCACCATCGAAGAGCACGGCATGGTTGGTGACGGCGAGCACGGCGTTGACCGCATCCTCGCCGATCGCCGCCGTGACAGCGTTGAGGGAGACGCCCCAGAGAACCTGGCTCCCGTCCGTTGCATCGGGGTCCCAGACAACGACAAGCCCGGTGTCGTCGCCGGCGGGGACAGCAACGTCGATATAGTGCTGGTCGCCCTTGGCATAGTCGGCGGCGCCGTCTGCGAGGGTGAACTTGACCTGCTTGGCGAACGCCGCAGCAACCGCGCCTGCGCCGACAATCTGGCCGTCCGGACCTTCGACGGTGAACTTACCACCATCGGCGGCAGCGGTGTCGATCGTGACCACATAGCGGCCAGGGCGCGCCGCAGAAGTGAACGCCGGGTTCGCAAGGGTCAACGCGCCGTTACCAGTGTTGCCGGCTGCGGCGACTGTCGCAACCGTCGTATCGGCGTTCGTCGTGATCATCCCGAGCGGGGTGCCGATGACGATGTCCCAGTCGACGCCAACCCCACCCTTAAGGGTCACAGTTTCGCGCGAGAACTCGGCGCTGAGTTCCCACTTTAAGACGTCGGAGGGCTTGCCGCCGCGACGGTACTTCATGACAGGCATAGTCATGTCGATTTTCCTTCAATGTAAGAGGATGATGCGGCGCGACCGACTAGCCGCGCTTGGACTGCTCGATATGGCGATCGATCCGGGCCGTGAGGCCTGACTTGCCTTTCTGCTGACCGCCAGGCGCAGCGAGGCCAGCAGCTGTCGCGCGCGAAGCCTGATATTCTGCGACAGCCTTGGGGTCCTTCGGGTCGACGGGATCGACAGGCGGCACGACGGTTTCCGTCGAAGCCTTGGGCGAGGCGGTCATGGCCGCGATTGCCGCTTCTGCACTGTCCTGAGTGCTATAGGCAAAGTGCTCGGCAAGGGTCTCGCGCCCCTTGGCCTCCGGGCTGGTCATGATCGCTTTGATGCGTTCCTGCGCTGCCTTTGCGCCTTCGGATTTTCCGGCTTCGGTTGCGGCAGCGAGTGCATCCGCCGTGGATTTTTCGGACATGTTGGGGTCTCCTGTAGGTTCGGGTGGTGCGGGTGCTGTTGCGGCCGCTTTTGGTTTGACATCGGAGAACGTCCAGCCATTGGCCTTGGCCATGGCGCGCAGCGGCTCCGGAGAATGGGCGTAAAAACGATAGTCAAAAGCCGCGACCGTCTCTGAGGCGGCGTCATCGGCAGATGTGGCAAACCCGCGCCCGACGGCCTCTTCCGGCGTCAGCCAAAGCTCCGCCTTCATTTCGGCCCGGATGGCGGCTTCGTCGCCGCCGGAGGTGTCGGCGTAGATTCCTGCCATCTGATCAGCCAGCCGGTCGAGCAGTTCGATGTTCTTCCTGTGAGCATCAGCCGTGCCGAAGGTCATGCCTGAAGGATCGTGGATCATCATCAGCGCACCGGTGCGCATGATGCGATCCGTGCCCGCCATGAAGACGATCGATGCCGACGATGCGGCCATGGCGTCGACGATGGTCGTCACCTTGCCCTTATGAGCGATGAGGGCGTTATAAATCGCCACGCCGTCATCGGTGTATCCGCCGCCCGAATTGATCCGGACGACAAGATCATTGCCCCGGCCGTGCTCGGCCAAAGCATCGAGGACCTGCCGTGCGGTGAAGCCCTCATTCCAATAGCTGTCGCCCACGAACCCGTACAAGACGAGTTCGCCATCCACCAAAAGTGTCATGGTTTTTCCCTAAATAAACGTCAGACGCTTTGCATAGCGCCGCTGCCGGGGCTTGCCGGACTTAATGGCGCATTGGCCATCGTAGTCGACGATCAGCCGGTCGAGCGCCTTGAGGTTGCCCGGTTCGAACCGGACTTCATCTTCGCCGAACCGGGTCACGATCACGCCGCCGCCCGCAGCGAGTTTGAGACGTGCCCGCTTGAGCGCACTCGCCACCGCGCAGGGATCATCTGCATCGACATTCTCGCCGGCAATCGTCACGAGTGTGCTCATTGCGGTTTCGTCTCCGATGCAGGGGCATCCGGTTCTTGTGGCAGGTTGAAGGTCCGCTCATAGGGAGAAACCATGCCGCGTTCCTTGTACCAGTTGTGCTCGGCAAGGCGGGTCTCACGGACTTCTTCCGGGTCCATTCCATATTCCGACACCTCGTTTTCGAGTGTGCCGGTGCCATTGACGATGCGCTCGCTTGAGGCCTTGGCGCTCTTGCCATCATCGGCACTGGGCTTTGCCGGCCCTCGCCATTGCGTCCATGTCACGCGTTGCCGATTGGCTGCGAAGGCTCGATAGCCACCCTTAAACGCAATGCGCTGCTCGCCGATCTCTTCGTCCAACCAGCCCTGATAGATCATGTCGAGCATCGGCCCCGCGACCCGTTCGCGTCGTCGCATCACGACAGGCCAGATCGATGCATTTTCCATGCGAACGCTGGAATAGGTCGAACCAGTATGGTCCATCGTCAGGCCGCCATAGGTGACGCCGATCGCCCGCGCCATATCGCGATTGAGACTTGCCGAGAACGGCAACCACTGTGACCCCGGTGTTGCTGCCGTATGCATGGCAAAACTTTCACCAGGCGCCAGATGGTTGATCTGGGGGTTGTCGCCGCCATAGCGGAACTGGCTTTCCTTGGCCGTCTCCATCTGGGCGGATACCAGACCCATAAAGTCGTTGTAGAGCGTGGCGTTGCCGCCATCGTCTTTGAACTCTTCAATTGCCTCGAATGCCTCCGCCGAAGGCAATTCGCTGGTAATCGTCGCTGCGAACAGTGTCTGCAGGATGAATGTCTGCAGCGTCGCATCAGCGGCCAGCTCGTGCTGCAGATGCGTCCGGAACGCCGACGCCATGCGAGAGATGCCGCGCACGTCCTCGGCGTCCATCGGGTCGAAAACGTGCATGACAACCGGGCGACCGGCCGTGTCATAAGCCTGCCAGGTGCGCGGCACGCTAATGCCGCTTTCACGCTCGAGGAACCGGTAAGCCACAGGACGTCCGTTCACGTCATGCATGACGCCCTGGTACAAGCCCTCAGCTTCATTGGTTTCCTGTGTCAGCCGATGTGGCGGCAGCATGCACACCTTTGTGCCCGTCGTGATGCCGTACCGTTTGCGCTGTTCCGGCGTCATGTAGGTCAGCACGCCGGTCGACTCGCCGTAGATCAGCTCATGCCGGAGCGCGATATCGACCATCTGCGGAACCGTGAATTTGCCCCGGCTGTCGCACTCTCGCTTGTTCCACGCCCACTGCTTCCACCGAAGCTTGATAAGCTTGATGAACTCGGCACGCTCGGCATCGCTATAGCCGAGGCCAGTCAGGTCGGGATTTGGGCTCAAGAACAGTTCGACGCCAACCGTATCGGCGATCACTTGATCGACTGCCCCACGGATCTTGCCCGAGTTCTGCACGATATCGAGGGCGATCCCCGCAGCACGCGTCCAGGCCCGCTTGATATCGTCGCGGTTCGACGTCACCGGCGCCATGCGACTGGCGATGATCCCCGAGCGGGTGTCACGGAGATATCGAGCTGTCGGGCGAGCCGCAGCCGTACCCGTAGATGGAAACGCCATCTGTCCTGCTTTGACCCGAACACGGGGCTTGCTCATGACCGGCGTTTCCATTGGGCTTTGCTCTTCGCTACGTCGGTGGACTTGGTCGCAACCGGCGCGGAAGCGGCGGATACTGCGGTCGGGGGAGTTGCTGGCGCGGCAGTTTGCGCCACGGCTGTTTCGCTGGCCGTCGAAAACAGATCGACGGGCTTGGAAGGAAGGAGGCGGGCACGCAGCGCTGCCCATCCGTCTGGCTTCAGTTTCGAAAGGCCGAGCAACTCGGCCATCGCCATCGCGTACACCCGGCAATCGAGAAAATGGTTCTCTCGCCGGGCTTTCATCCAGCCCTCAACGAGCTTGCCCTTGACCATCTTCTGGTCGAAATACTCAGCCGTAA